CATTCCACCATGTCGGTTATGCCGAATCTTCGTCCAAACAGCTGAAGTACGGCAGTGATGTCTACTTTACTGAATGCTTCCAGAGGCGGAGTTACGCCTTCGCCCATAGGTGTTTTATTAACCGCTATAGCTCCGCGTTTACGAAATTTAACCGTTTTGCTGTTTCCTTTCGGAAGCGGCACTTGCTGAGCATAATTACCATGAGGTAAATACGGTGTTGGTTTTGCTATCAACCGGGCATAATACGAAGTCACCGGAGATGGCATTTCACTTGTGGTTGTTATACCCATAGTCTTCTCCTATTTAAAGTATTTTTCAACCTCTTTAGTATTGTTCATCATGACGGCAGACTGGACTTTGTTGAATTCCTCATCAGACATTCCCTGGAACATCGTATTCGGATCTCGTTTCCCGCCGCCGACTTTTGACAAAGTCTTCGGAGATTTTAGATGTTGATTCACTGAATCAATCACCTGCTGGCCTGCTTTTTGCTTGGCCTGGCTGGTAACAGTATTGATGTATTCCGGAGAACCCTTGACGAAATTGTAAGCAAGTTCCGCAGGATCGTCGCTTGCAAGAATTATCTTGATCTGTTTTTCGTTAGCCACCTGTGTAAGTTTATTTACCGTTGCTTCGTAATCTTCGTACTTACTCTTGGCTATCCTGGTACTTGTTTCAATTCTCTGTCTCTGAAACTCTCCTGAAAATTCATCACGTAAAGCTTTCATGTACTGTTTAACTGATCCAACCTGAACGATATCGTCATCCGCAAGATCCTCAAAAGGATCGCTTTTTTGCTGCTGCGGAATCTGGTTGCGCAACTGCTGAAGCTCCTGATTCAAAATCTGATTCTGAGCTTCCATCTGCTGACGTTTTGATCGTTCGGCTTGTATTCCGGAACGAAGACCAGCCACTTCTTCCGTTTCCTGGATAGGCTCCTCGCTGCCTTCTGCCGGTGACGCAGAATCTACCTGCCCGGTAGTTACACCCGTTTCCCCGGAACCCTCAGGTTCCTCTATAACCGGAGCGGCGACCTCCTGTTCCTGTTCAGGAACTACACCCGTTTCGTTATCCATTTTTTACCTTCTTTGATTTTATTTTAGCGACCGCAAGGTCGTTAGTAAGCTTTTTAATTAATCTGTCCATTTCCCCCTGTTCTTCAATTTTAGTCCTCAACAACTCTCCCTGCTGGCGTATCTGTTCGGTCTGGGCCTGAACCATTATGGCCTGTTTCTGCATATCTGTTTGAAGTTTCTGCAATTGCGCCTGCTGCTGCGCGTTAGCCTGGTCTATCTGATCCCATTCCTTGCGTATGTCCGCCGGGAAGTCGATCAACTTCCGGGTTATCTGAGGCGGTATCTGAATTGCCCCGTGTTGTGCCAGCCATAATGTTTGATTAAAAATTGACTGCCTGTAAGTAGGTGAGCTGGCCTTTTCGTCAACTATACAGTCGTAACGCGCATTTTCCTTAACATCGTCCCAGTCCGGGGGAATGGTGACCGACTCGCCCAAAATCCTCTCAAGCTTCTCTCTCGGCCACATATTGATTAAATCTATATTATAAAGCCCCAGCATACGATTGGCCAGGCCAAGATTATCGAATAATTCCTGAACGCTCATAAGCCCCTGTTCGCGTCTTAACTGAAGACTTGAAGTCGGCGCGCTGGCGGCAGAACCACCTTCAATCTGAAGCAAGTCCGGATTAAGACCGATTTCTTTAATGTCTCCCGAATGCATCTGTTCCAGTTGAACCATTGCAACATCCATCGGAGGCGGAGGAAATTCATATATTTTCTTGTTTGCTATCGTTCCGTCCCTTACCACTATCGGCTTGTCCCGGTCGGCCTGAAGATCATCAGGATTGATTAAAGCTCCTTCTTCGATAAAAAGCCTGTTTCGGCTGAAATTTCGCATCATGCCGGACATTAATATTGAACGGGTCTTATTCTTTTCCTTCTGGGAGTCTATGAGCCCTCTTGCGAATCCCGAAAGTTTCATACCCCAGTTTTCCTCGTTATAATGCGGGGCAAAAAACCCGAATATGGGTATAAACGGGAACTTGGTCTGACTCAACCCTATGGGAGCATTGTTATCATATACTACAAACAAATCATTGATACTGGTTTGAAGTTTAATCAACGGTACTGTGCGTTCAATCGTATTGAATTCAGGGTATGTTTGCAGAAAGATCGCCAGCGATTCCTTGTCCTGTTTCCATGTCCCGCCCTGACCGGTTACGGGATTGATTACTATGGTTATTTCTTCGTAATCCCTGTACCACCTCTCGGTTACATAGACCTTATTCTCGGTATTAATCTGAGGTTTCATTATCCCGTCAGACTTGACTGATTGAGAATCAATGTCTTTCTTATAATCCGGATAAAGTCCTTTGGCTTTGTCCTTGCTAATGTATTTGTGACGAATTATGAAATCACAGTCCTCAAGAGTAATTTTAGTAAAATAAGGATCAGGATATATAGAATAGATACTCTCATGATTTAAAATGATATCCCCGTATACCGGGTCGTAATCGTAGCACATTTCCGGAGCTATCCAGCCTATGCCTGTCCGGGTGGTATCGTCAAATGCCAGGTTACGGTGAGCTGTGTACTGACCGTTCACAAACAGCCATTTCGATGTGGCTGTATATACGTCCGCGTGAGCCTGATCCGCGCCTTCTACGGGATAATAGACGATATCCATCGGGTTTTGACGCTGCTGAGCGGATACCATTCGACAGTTTTTCCCTACAAGATTCAGATTAAGAGCGGGTTCACCCTTTTTCTTGACCTTTTCCTTGTCCGCGCTGTCCCACTGGTCACCAAGTGCTACCCGTTCGTCTTCTTCAGCTCGCTCAAGAAAAGTCCCGAATTTATTCTGAGACTCCTTGCGGGCATCAGCGATGTCTTTCAGAACATCATTCATGTTAACTCCAATCGCTTGCGTAACTTCCGAACGATCCCTTTTTCATTACAATGCTTTTGTTTGAACCTGTTGTAACAATTCGTATGGCTTCCCAGTCTTCCGCATCGTCGGAGGCATTATGATCTTTATGCCGGTATATGTAGGTTGTTGTGCCGTCTACGATTGTTTCAATTCGTCCGTATTTAATTCCCTGTATCATGTTATTCTCCAAAATATCCTAAGGCTAAAAAATCAGCCAAAAATGCTGCTTCGGTCATTCCGCTTCCAAGAGCTATTCCCGCTATATCCGAAGCCAGGTCAACTGACGGAGTGCCTATAAGCCCATCAATCACATGAAGAAGTCCTTCATTGGTATCTCCCTGCGTAGTAAGCTCATCCATTATTAAGTCTAATCTTCCTCCATTAGTCCAGTCAGTCTGGAGCTCGTTAGTATCAGCTACTATTGCCGCCAGTTGTGTACTGTTACTGTCAATTTCAGCCCTTACCTGTGCTGCTGTAGGAGCAGAAGCCCCATCCAGAAGCAAATCAAGCCTTCCGCCGTCAGCCCAGTCGGTCTGAAGCTCGTTGGTATCCGCTACAATAGCCGCTAACTGAGTACTATTACTATCCATTTCAGCCCTGATGCTTGCTTCGGTAGCCAGAGAATCGGTAGCATCCGCGCCTTCGATCTGAACCATGTCCGCCTGAAGATAGTCTGATCCTGATACTATCGAATCATATACATTAGCAGGAAGTATCATGAACTCGTGGAACACCGGCGCGTGATCGGTAGCGTAATTTATTGAAAGTTCCGCACCGCCAAGATAATTCACCTGAGCTGCCGTAAGTTCCAAAGTATAATAACCAGCATCATCGTTTGTAACATGCACAAAATCGTTATTGCCGCCCGAAGCTGTAAGATCAGCATCCAGAGCCAGCGCGGGACTGCCTGCATTATCCACTACAAGGGTAGCGTGTTCATTTGTAGCGGTAAGTCCTGTTTCGGGAGTAACCCCGTCAGTTGCATCCAGAAACGGCCCGACTACAATAGTTGTTGCCGTATTGGTTTTTAAATATCTCATTTAAAGCCTCCTGAATCTGCTTAATACGGGGACAATGCTTCCGCCTCCCCCGGTTTCACCAAGTAAATATATACCGTATAAATGTACCGAATCTGTCGGGCTGGTAAGTCCTATCGGATTATTCCATGTCCATGTTGCATAAGTCTGAGCCTCCCAGGTTCCATCTCCACCGGTGTTATCCCGGCTGATGACATTTCCGGTATCTGAGATAGCACACAACCAGTAATAAGTCCCCGATACCACGTTCATAGATGAAATTGACAGCTCGTTCCATGAATTTTGGGTTACTGCCTGTCCTGAATCGTTATAGCCGAGTCTCGCGTCAGGTTCACTCGCATTATCGGAAAACACCCCAACCTTAACATTCCCCGACGCGACTCCGCAATAGAACATCAACTTGGTCACTCCGCTTGCCGAAGCTATGGCCTGGTATCTTCCGCAATACACATAATTCAATGTCCCGGCTTCAGCCGGTGTACTTGATGGATTATAACCTACTACTCTTTCTTCAGCCATCTTAACCTCTAAGTCTGATAAGGCCCTGCGTCATGATTAGACGCGTTCCTTGCGTTTCCGTTTGGTATTATAAATTCACCGCTTTCGTCCAGCGAACCCAGACTGTCGTCAGGCTGGTGATCCGGGTCTCCGAACCCTATTGCGTCACATCCCACAGCATAGGTAAAATCGAGAACCTGATCTTCGGTAGCCCCGTATTCAAGATCCAGACTGCCGTTAAAAAATCCGTTCTCGAAATAATTCGAGTCCTCGTCAGTCAGCGCGACTATGGCATTCGCAGTATCAAAAGTCGCACCGGTGTATAAAATATTATAGTCTCTTACCACGTAAGTATCATCCGTATCGTAGAACCCCACATTTCCAACGAAAATATTATTGTAAAAACTCAGTCCCGAACCATTATACCCTCCTGCAAATCCGGTTATGAGAAGTGCATTGTTATACATGTCCGAACCGCCGAGTTCGTCTTTTTTCTTCCCTATGAAAAGATTATTTCTTATCACGACATTCTCAGCCACCAGATAGACGTCTACTCCGGTGGTGTTGGACGGATTGTAGATTATGTTGTTCTCGATCAATACATCACTGTAGGTAGGACTGCCGTCACCATAGAAGTTTATCGCGTTGGTTCCACCGCCGTCATGAAGAATATTATTCCGTATAGTGGTAGTTCCGTTGTTCATTGCTATTATAGATCCGTGGAACTCCGCGCCTTCCCCGTACTGGTCTTCGGTACTGAACTGGCAGTCATGTACGTGATTTCCTTCTATGGTGATATAGGAGTTACCAACATATCCGTCCTTGAACCCGGATGCACATATTTCATGAACGTAATTATACTGAAATTCCAGGTGATCGCTTAAAAGATAAACGATCCCTTCCCCGGTGGTATGACAATGACATTGCTCCATATACGCATAAGACATCTCCCGGAAGTATGCTATCTGCGCAGTGAGATACTTATTATACCCGCATATCTCACAATTATAAAACCTGAAATAATTCTGTCCCCAGATGTACAAAGGAGCAGCACTCATGTTGTAGTCAGGGCCGGATCCCGGGTCTACATAGTCAGGCTGGATCTTAATTCCGTAAAAAATCTGTCTCAGATCATATCCATCCTGTGCCACACAGTTTATATTGCTTATCACCGGGTTGTCCCCGACATTATTTATCCATACCGTCCAGTTCGTATTAGACCCGGTATAAGCATCATCGTTAAACTCCCCGTAATTGCCGTTACCTTTTAACACGACACAATCTCCATCAGATATGGAAGCCTGTGCCTTTCCGATAGTCTGCCAGGGAGTACCCGTAGAGCCGTCTCCGGTATCATCGTTTCCGGTGTCCGCATCAAGATAATAGGTGGAGCCTGTCACGTAAGTCGACAACAGGTCTTCTCTCGATGTAAGATATGATTCTTCATTTGCCTTTAATACCATTACTACTCCCATTAATGTCCCATCCAGCTCCCCTGGGAAGTTTCACCTATAAAATCACTATGCAGACCGGTCTTTTTAATTACCGTGCTGTGTACCGGCTCCTGTATCTCAAGATCGTTGATCCTCGCCAGGGCATCCAGCATGTCCTTGTATTTGGAGTTGGGAAAATGCTGATATTCAACCTGAAGAAAGTCTTTAACCAGATCCCTTCGTTCACCCTGCCAGTTGGTGTACCAGTACTCCCTCGGGAAGTAAATCTGATGTCTGAAAAAATACGGTATCAATGTACGAATACGGTCATCCTTGGACATTGATCCTCCAAGGGGGATGGGTTCTTTAAAATAAAGTTTGTCCTCGATTCTCATTCGATTGATATAGTTAAGATCTCCCTGCATTGAGTACTTTTCATAGCCGATTTCCTTCAGATTGGGATGTTTCCGCACCAGTTCGGCAAGTTTAGTCCAGCGTCCGTGAAGATCAAGTTTGTCCCTTACGATGTCGAGTACGTGAAGATTTCTAAACATTACCGTGTAAGACGAGTGGCCTTTTTTCTTGGAAGGATCGCCCGCCGGGTCAACCAATATATAGACATTCATGGGAGCGTCACATCTCGATTCCCATCTGATGTCGTCTATCTCAAATTTCTGTTCGTCTTCACTCACCGGCTTGAGGCGTATCTGACAACTGAAAACGTAAGGCCCCATGTCGTCGAGTTTCTGCTTTAAAATAGCATCACTCCAGAAACGTTTCTCAACATTATCTTCCGGGATATCGGGGTCTTCATCAAAGATCCTTACATCATAAGTGTCTTTCTCAAGTATCTGGGAGTATTCGTCATTATAGTTATAGCGTGTTCCTATGATCCTCATGGTTCCGCCGGTCTCGGCAAGGTTATGACTCATAGTGAATCCATCATGGGTTTTCTGGATCTGATCGGGAGTTTTAACCGACTGTTCGCTTACTATGTCATCGTAAATCCTCACCGGGTAGTGGGGGCCGGTTGGAAGTCCGTCCGTTACCCCCCATGCTTCGATAGTCATTTCCGCGAAAGACTTTTTGCGCTTACACAAAAGCCCGTCATCTTCAGACCATTTCGGAGACTTCCTGGCAGGATCTTCGTAAAAAATGTCATCCCATATTGCCTGAAGGAGTTTGTTGTTCTCAAGTTCCTGCTTGATCCTTCTCATGAACTTTTTGGCAAGTACGCGGGTATTGGAGAAAATTCCTATTCTTGTTTCGGGATTGTTGATAATTTCCCAGATGGGAAGCCCGAATGTAAGAATGGTACTCTTGAAATGTTCGCGCGACCACAGGTCTAAGGTACGGTCATGCCTGTCCTGAATGTCGTAAACCTTAGGTATAAGCCAGGGATGATTAACCGGCCTTACGTCAAGCACGAAATACATCAGGAAGAAAAGATCTTCCCTGCTGAACTGACGCAGCACTTTCTTAGCATCCGGCCATTCCGCGCCGTTCAGATACTCAGCCATCGCCGGGTAGTCGTACTTATAATTTGTAATCTTCGGGTCGAAATACCACATTGCTTACCAGCAAATTCTCCTTGATGTATTTAAAAGACTTCTCAAAATTCTCACGTCGCATATCGTCATCGTTTAAAAGTTCTCTCAGCTTCACCGCAGCGTCCTTCGGGGATCTGTAATTAACTATTCCAGGTTTGTGCCACTCATCCCAGTCCGGGCCTAACAGAACTCCCCCGGCCCAGGTGGCTTCTATCCACGCACAGTTGGACTTGCCGAAATTATGAGGGATCTCTATCAAAGGCTTGAAAACTATCCCCGGAGCGTTCTTTTTGAAATTCACCATGTAATCAAGAAACATCTTTTCCGGGATGTGTTTTCCTGGCAACAGCCACATATCACTCCCCCAGAAAATCCTGTCCGCCTCCACCGCGAACGCCTCCATAAAAGCCGCAATATTCCACTCGTGAACTCTCCTCGTACCTCTGAATCCAACAGTATTATTACCGTTCCATTCCGAGTCCCAGCCGAACAGACTGTCATTATGCATATTGGGTCTTATCACCACATTGTCGTTCCACTTCCTGTAAAGACCCTTCAAATACCCGTTAGTCACAACTACCGTATCCGCCA